CTGGTGATTCCGCGATGGCCATTTCTGGTGCTGTGGTTAGCTCTGGTACTTCTGGTAATACTCGTATTACTTCAGCTTTGCCTTTCCGCGTTGTTGGCGTTGTTAACGACACAGCCGTTAGCGTTTCAGCCACTGCTTCTACTTCTGGTTCAAGCACAACTGTGACATTGACTGCTGCTAACACAGCCATCCAGCCCGGTATGCAACTGATTGCCCCTACTGGCACAGGTTCAGCCCAAGGTAACTACATTTATGTAGTGACTGTAAGCGGTACTACCGTGACTGTGAACAGTGCCGTTACTTTGGCATCTGGCTCAGCAGTAACTTTCGTTGGCTTCCCCGAAGCGCTTGTGGTTTGGAACCAAGGCTTCAGCGGTATGACTAACAACACTGGCGTTTAATTAAGGAGCACATAAATGGCTATTTCACGCGCACAACTACTTAAAGAGCTGCTCCCCGGATTGAACGCATTGTTTGGTCTTGAGTACGCACGTTACGGCGAAGAGCATAAAGAAATCTACGAGACTGAGAAATCAGAGCGTAGCTTCGAAGAAGAGACCAAACTCTCTGGTTTCTCCGCTGCTCCAGTTAAGCCCGAGGGTACAGCACTCAGCTATGACAATGCACAAGAGGCATTCACAGCTCGCTATAACCACGAGACTATCGCCCTTGGATTCTCAATCACCGAAGAGGCTATTGAGGATAACTTGTACGACAGCTTGTCTGCTCGCTACACCAAAGGCTTGGCTCGCGCTATGGCTTACACCAAGCAAGTTAAAGCTGCTTCAATTTTGAACAACGCTTTCAACGCAACCTATACTGGTGGCGACGGCGTATCTTTGTTGAACACAGCTCACCCTTTGGTTAACGGTGGCACCAATGCCAACACTCCTTCCACTCCTGCTGACTTGAACGAAACTTCTCTTGAGAACGCCGTTATTCAAATCGCTGCTTGGACAGATGAGCGTGGCCTTTTGATCGCTGCTAGACCCAAGAAGTTGATTGTTCCCCCAGCATTGATGTTCGTTGCTACCCGCTTGCTCGACACTGAGCTCCGCGTTGGTACAAACAACAACGACATTAACGCCATTAAGAACAACGGTTCTGTTCCTGAAGGTTACACAGTTAACCACTTCTTGACAGCACCCAACGCTTGGTTCCTTACCACAGACGTTCCCAATGGTTTGAAGCACTTTGAGCGCACACCATTGCAGAATTCTATGGACGGTGACTTCGACACTGGTAACGTCCGTTACAAGTCTCGTGAGCGTTACAGCTTCGGCTGGTCAGATCCATTGGGAATCTACGGTTCTTATTGATCGACAAAAGGGGGCTTCGGCCCCCTTTTTTATTTGTTGACAAACTGAAAAATTAGTGTATATTGAAGGCTGTCTGGGATTTTTTCTCTTGTTGCCACTGGCCCAGCAGACGATGCAACGATTAACAAGAGACTTTTGCATAAGGAATTAGCATGGCACGCACCACGTTCTCCGGCCCTATTATTTCGGGCGACCAAAGATTTAGCCCTGTTCGTAACATTGGTTACACAGATTTAGTTCAAAGCGCTTTGTTGGACTTCTCAGTCACAACACCTAACACAGCCAACTATGGCGGTGGTTCAGGCGTATTTGTTAACTCAAACAACATCCCTAACAATTCTGCTGTTATTTACACACCCCAGTCTGGTGTGTTGAGCAATACAGGCCCCACAGTAGCTTCTGCTCCTACTGCTGATACATCTGGAACAATCTATCGCGGTGTGGTGTTTTATTTGCCCTATAGCTGCAACATCACTGACGTGATTGTTGATGTTGGCACATTGCCCACAGACGGTAGCGTAACAGCTAACTCAATCCAACCATACGTATCTAACAACTTTGCAACAAGCACTGGTGTTTACGCTACTATGGCTGCGATCACTTCTGCAACTCGCGGTACTGCTACATTTGTAGGCACACAGTTGGCTTACTCTTCTGGCACATTGCAAGACTTCCAGAACCCCAACACCAATACACAGCCCACATGGTTCTCACAAGTTGTTGTGACTTTGAAGATCACCAATACCAGCTTGACCACACCTACATCGGGTCAGATTGAAGTAACTATCCGTTACAACCAGCTTGACATGAATATTGGTAACGCTACAACTTACCCCTACGGTAACTTTGACTGATCTTCTGGGGACTTCGGCCCCCGTCTTTAATTAAGGAGATTATTCATGGCAGCACAGAGCTCTAGTGGAATACCCGGCACAAATAATGCCGTTAATTCCATCACCCGTCAGGCACGGTATGAACCATTTGACTTGCAAGTTGCACGCGGTCAAATTGGTGGTCACTCTATCGTAAGCATCTTTGGATACCAAGCATCCGTTGGTACAACTTCGATTCCCGTTTGGGAAAACGCATCCACTTACACCTATCCAACAAACGCATCCACTTTGACAGTGGTCAGTACATCTACATCAGATGTTTCACCTGCTGCGGTTTTTGTAAACGGTTTGGATGCTAACTTCAACCCAATTTCTGAAGTGGTTGTGTTGAATGGTACAACGGGTGTTACGACTGTAAAATCGTATTTCCGAATCAACGGTTTGAATATGGTTGGTGTTGCTTCTGGTCAAACTTCCAATGTTGGAACTATTACCATTAAGCAGTCTACAAACACACTTGCTCAAATTAACCCAGGTATTGGTAAGTCTCAAAGTACCATTTACACGGTTCCTGCCAACAATACTTTCTATTTGGACATTGCTGAAGTCAACTCATCAAACAGTTATACAAGCAGCACAATCCTTACTTACAAAGTCCAAGCAATCAACAATGTGACTGGCGTAGCCTTAACGGTTTTACAACAGCCGTTTGTGTCCATTTACACAATCAACAGATCGACTGTGCCTTTTACTTATACTGAAAAAACTGACATTCAATGGCAGTTGGCTACAAGTACAAGCACGGTTGCCGCTGGTGTTGTGATTGCCGGTAAACTAATTGCTAATAGTTAATCATGAGTACCCCTGCATGGCAACGCAAAGAAGGTAAGAACCCTAATGGCGGCTTGAACGCCAAGGGTCGTGCCAGCTATAACAAAGCCAATCCGGGTAAACCCGGATTGAAGGCACCGCAACCTGAAGGCGGCCCAAGGAAGAAATCATTCTGCGCACGTATGGAAGGTATGAAGCACAAGTTAACATCAGCCAAAACAGCGCATGATCCTAACAGCCGCATCAATAAAAGTTTGCGTGCTTGGCATTGTGCGGATGGTTGTGCAATTCGTGGTCATACAAAAGGCACGATGAGGTGAACATGGCAGACATTGAATTAACAGAACGCGAGAAAGCCATTGCCAAAGAAGCGGCCAAGATTGCCCTCGATGAAATGGCTGATGAGTTCTACAAAAAGATTGGAAAGACGGTTGTCAACAAAATTTTTATTTTGATTGGCGCGATTGCTGTAGGGTTTGTGTTTGGCAAAGGTTGGGTTGTAAAAATTTAATATGCCAAGTACAAGCAAGAAGCAACACAATTTCATGGAGGCGGTGGCCCACAATCCAGCGTTCGCCAAGAAAGCAGGGATCCCACAAAGCGTGGGTCAAGAGTTCAGTAAAGCGGACAAAGGCCGCGCATTTAAACAAGGTGGAAATATGGAAAAGCATGAAGCACACGCACATCACATGAAGATGGCACATCATCACTTGAAAGAAGCGATGAAGCATGGCGGACACGTCAAGAAAATGGCTACTGGTGGAGTCACTGGTATGCACGGCGTGGAAGAGAAAAAGGGCGTGACTACAGCCAAGATGGCTAAAGTCAAAGAAGGCGGCAATAAGCGTTTCGGCGAGCACTCTGTTCAAGAGCGCGGACATACCAAAGGTATGGAGCCTAAAATGGCTGGTTCAACAACTGGCATGAAGCGCGGCGGCAAAACTCATCACCATAAAAAGTGAGGTCTATCATGCATAGCAAACACCACGAACATCACAAACACGTTCATCCTGCTGGACACGAGCATCCCCATGAGCACAAACACCATGTGCATCACATGAAGGAACATCACGAAGGCAGCCACGTGCATCACTCACACCACTACGGTAAACACGCCGCTGGACATGAAATGCACCACCACGAAGTTGAGCATTTGCACAAGCATCAAAAACACGACTAGGAGATTATTATGCCTATGATGAGACCTCCAATGGCTGCGCGTATTCCTGCTAGACCAATGGTCGCAGCAGTTCGTCCGGGCGGCATGATGAAAAAAGGTGGTACTGCTCACCGCGCTCATGAGCGTGCTGATGGTTGCTGCGAACGCGGACACACCAAAGGCCATGTTGTGATGTGCAAAGGTGGAATGTACAAATGATTGCCAGCCGGGGTATGGGTGACATCAACCCGTCAAAAATGCCGGGTAAAAAGGTCGTGCATCGCAAGGATAATCCAAACGATGTCGATGTGTATGCTAAAGGGGGCGCGGTGTGGAACACACCAAACCCCAAGAAAAAACACAAGAAGTTGAGTCCTGCCAAGAAAGCTGCTGCGAAAGCATCGGCCAAAAAGGCAGGGCGTCCATACCCTAATTTAATTGATAACATGAAAGCTGCAAAATGAAACACCACTTTATTAACTTCTTGAGCGACGCTGGCCATTCTGTTGAAGGCTACGAGCATAAACTTTTGCAAAAGTTTGCTGCATTTGTTGAGTCTTTTGAGGCCAAACAAGATGAACCTGCACCTGTTGCTGAGACTCCTGCACCTGCTGAGCCTGCTGCTGTTGTTGCTGATACTCCTGCTGAAGAAACCAAGGCAGTGTAATGGCTAATACATCCGGCGTTGCAGCGTTTAATTTACAGCTTCCCGAGTTAGTCGAGGAAGCTTTTGAGCGTTGTGGTTCCGAATCCCGTACGGGATACGATGTGAGGACGGCCCGTCGGTCATTGAATTTACTCTTTGCCGATTGGGCCAACCGTGGCATCAACATGTGGACGTTTGAACAAGACGCCATTACTTTGGTTCCCGGACAGCCAACGTATGCATTGCCTGACGATACGGTGGATTTGCTTGAGCATGTCATTAGAACTCAGCAAAATGTGGCTAACAATCAGGCTGATTTAACAATTACGCGCATTAGTGTTTCTACTTATGCGACCATTCCGAACAAACTTATTCAAGGGCGCCCTATCCAAGTGTGGATTCAGCGCCTTTCAGCCAATGACCAACTCACTTCTGTCACTGTATATTCCGCAGTTGGCACAACAGACACCTCGATTGCCGTTAGTACCCTCAATGGATTACCAAATGCTGGTTTTATTAAGCTCGATTCCGAGCTAATTGGGTACAACGAACTGCAACCCGCAGCCAACGGTAACCCTGCGTACCTTTTAAACTGTACTCGTGGCCAAGGAAATACCACAGCAGCCACACACAGTGCTGGAATTGCGGTCATTTTGTCCCAGAAAAACAGTATTACTGTGTGGCCCACCCCTGATACCTCGCAGACTTACCAGTTTGTGTACTGGAGAATGCGTCGCGTGCAGGATATGGGCGGTGGTACCAACATTGCTGACGTGCCATTTAGATTTATCCCATGCTTGGTAGCAGGTTTATCCTACTACATGGCACTTAAAATCCCCAATGCGTTGGAAAGATTGCAAGTTTTAAAGCAGCAATACGACGAAGCTTGGGAATTGGCCGCTGGTGAAGACCATGAGAAGGCTGCGGTGCGTTTTGTACCCCGCA